CCGGAGCATCGGCTACTAAATTGTCGGCCAGATAAAATGCATTGATATTCCACGGTGTTCGCGGTGCAGCATTAATTGTGGCAGCCAATGCAGGCAATGTAGCATTGGTAATGTTGGTAACTTGTTCAAGTGCCACTTGCACAGCTTTATTGGATACTGCCTGTGCTGGAGGAATCACTTTGCCTAAATCTTCACACCCATTGGGTGATGCTAGATATGCTGATACGTTATCAGCTAGATTCATGTTCACACTGCCGTCTGCTCCGTATACCAAAACTGGGCCCTCAGGTGTGGGAGTTTGTAATGTGGTATAACTATAGGGGAATATCCTGGTTTGATCTAACAAGTCAGTCATGCTGTTAATGTCAGGTGTAGTAACTGCTAGTATACTTAACACCTGTTGCAATTCTGTGCCTGTAACATTGGTCATACCTTGGTAGGCCAGGCGTTGCAATCGAAGATATTCGTTTTCTGAAACTGTATCCGGTCCGGCTAATAATGTTTGTATTTCTTTGGCCAACAAACCAGCAGCCAGCAATGGTGTTTGTACAGGACTAAACACACCACCTACCATGTTGCCTTCTGCAGCCAGTTGCCGTAAAAGACCCGCAGGCGTGCCATACAAGCCAACATCATTCAAGTTGGTTAAATTACCTTGATTGGTTATGTCTATGGCAAAGTTATCAAAATCTGGATTCACATCACTAATACTATTTGTGGTCAATGCATCCATATTAGTAAATGTAGGACCAAGATAGGTTTGTGCATTCACAGCAGAATTAATAAACTGATTGGTTGAGCTGATGTAACCTTGCACAGCCATGAAGCCTTGTGCAAATCGGCCTACATCACTGTTACCCAAGTAGTTGTTTCCAGTTTGCTGGATCAGTCCTGAAAACCCTGCAGGTACAGTGGACACAGGAGTAAGATTGGTAAAGGCAGCAGGAATACTATCGCCTAATGCAGGAATAGTTGTGTTGCCAAGGGTCAACAATGATGACAGGGTTGTTGCGTTAGCAAATGATGCGGCAGTGTAGTTAGCCACTGCTGTGAGAAAATTTGGAATTGGTGAACCAGCATTAAATGATGCAATCGCAGTGGTTAATGCTGTGGGTAGTGGATCAATGCCAGTGTTGTTCAGCAAGGCCGAGGCTGCTGTTATTTGCAATGGAGTTAGAATACCTTGTGCCATTATGCTCCCACCCTAACGTTGTCTGATCCACCAGATCTAGCATGTCCGCATGTGTCGCTGGCACCGGTGTAAACTATAGGAATGCCGCCAGCTCTAACTGAGCCTGACCCGCCAGCTGTAACAGCTGAACAATGAATGGGCGGGGCTCGACGCTGACCGCAGGGTGGATGAGCACTTACAGAGTTGCCATCAACAATCACTGCCCGACCATTCACTCGCACTGAACCAACGCCTCCACTGGCCACGCCCCCTGCGCCGTCTGCATCACCTACTCGTTGTACTGCTGGCATTTTATCCCACTAAGATTCGTTTTTCTGGTACCTTAATACCTGTGGTTGCTTCAATGTATTTCATACGAACTGATTCATCTGTCAATGCAGAGATAGCAACACAATTCATATTTAGCCGAGGATTTTTGTCAGGATCTGCGGTGAACATTGACGGCACAAGTCCCATGCCTTGTGGTCCAGGAGCCACACTTACAGGGTCCTGTAACATGGCATAACCTTCGCCAGCGTCTACAACTTTGGCAATCATTTCTTCGCCTGAGTTCAGTTTGAATGTGTAAACTTTTCCAATTTCCATTATTTGCTTTCTGTTAGTTTTGTTCTGAGTTCAGTGAACCCGCCTACTAGTTGATCATCTAAAAAGATTTGCGGTAGTGTGCGAGCAGTTGGTACTGCTTCTAGTAGTTGTTCTCGTGTCCAATCCTGGGACACATTACGTTCTTCGTATTCAATACCTCGAGATTCCAACAGTGCTTTTGCCTGAACGCAGAAAGGGCACTGATCCTTGGACCACACAATTGCTTTCATTTTAGTTTTCCTTGTAGTTGTGATGTGTCGTACGTTTTGAAAAAGATATCTTTCTTAACCGGGCCGTAATCACCTGGGCCATGACGCACAATGTAGTCGTTGCCACGAGTGTATTCTAAGTTGCCCCAGGTGGCTTTAATTATACCGTCATGGTCTGCCAGTTTGGCCATCTTAGTAACGCCGCCTTTTGGTGTGCCAGTACCATCTCCGTTATCGTCATACTTGCTGTGAAAGTTATCTGGATCCATAGGCCAGAATTCTCCTTTAGGGCCCGGGCCCATAATGTAATGACCCATCTTATGCGGAACAGGACCTTCTAAAGTTTTAGTAACACCGTCCTGCTTTGCAATAGTATATGGAACAGGAATAGGCTTTTTAAAAGTTTCAAATCCGCCGTCACGGAACCATGCATCTGTAACGCCTTGGTCTTCCATTAAATTAATTAAGTTTCTCATAGTTCAGGTAACTCCTCGTAATCAATAGCATCACTCATCACACCAATAACATAGTTGGTTGATTCGTTTTCCTGCAGGGCAGTTTGTTTCTTGCTGGTGTCCACATGCTTGTTGAACCATGGGATAGGTGTGCTACGTGGCGCTGGCTCTTGGTACTTGACGCCAATTTCTTTCAAGGCATTGGCTGCTGTGTAGTCCACAAAGTCTTTCAAGATTTGTGCGTTGAGGCCAATCACCGGACCTCGGTTGAACAGGTAGTCTGCCCATTCTTTTTCTTCACGGATAACATCCAAGTATAACTGATACACTTCGGCTTCACATTCTGCCTTGGCTTGAGCAAAGCGCGGGTCTTCTTTCACCACTTGATTGATAATCCAAGCAGTCCATTCCTTGTGTAGAATTTCATCTTGTAGGATCAATTGAATAATGTTGCCGTTGCCAATGAAGATGCGATTTTCTACCATGGCCAAACTGGTGGCAAATGATACCATGAAGCGGAATGCTTCTAATGCATAACTGGCATTGAGTGCCAACCAAATAGATTTAACATGGTTATAGTCGTTAACTGGAACTTCAAGTTCTTTTTCGCAATTGACCATGTGCAAGTGATCGTAATACCGGCCCACGCTTGACGCCATGTCCACAATCTCTTTGGTGTCGTGAATGGTGTTGAACACATCCTTAGGAACATTATAGATGTTGCGAATGATGTGGCTGTAACTGCGGCTATGAATGTTGGTTTCAAAGAAACTCCAGTTGTACATTAAGGCTTCTAGTTCAGGTATGCTCACCACAGGAGTAAACACCTGTGCCGGCCCACGGCCTTGTAAACTGTCTAGTGCTGTTTGACGTAACAAGTTTGCAGTAAAAATATGTTTGACTGTGTCTGATGCTTCTTTAAAGTCATTGGCATCCTTGCTCAATGAAATTTCTTCTGGCACCCAAAAGAACCCACGAGCCTCTTGTTCGTACTTGGCCAGTTTGTTGTACTTGACTTCTTCAAATCGCTGAATGGTCACAGGACCTGCTGGGTCCAAGAACATCTTGCGATTGAGATAGTCTGTTTTAGTTGATAAGTTGTATTGTGCTTGACTCATTTTGTTATTTTCCTTAAAATATCTATCATACGTAGGGCAAGTTCATGAAACCACTGTTCATTATGGCCTCGAGTTGTTTCTGCGGCTACTCCAATACGCACACCGCTTGTTTCGGCAAAACTACGTGTCTCGCCCGGAACACCATTCTTGTTCACTGTGATACCGTGATGTTCTAACCTATCAGCGTACTCTCGGCCGCTAATAGACTCTTTAGTTAAGTCAATGGTAAACATGTGGCACTGGGTGCCTCCACTAACTATGTTAACACCCGACAGCATAAAAGTCTTTGCCATTGTATCGGCGTTGAGTCTTACTTGCCGGGCATACTGCTTGAACTCAGGCTGTAGTGCTTCATAAAAACATTGAGCTTTGGCAGCAATGATGTGCATGAGTGGGCCACCCTGTGTGCCCGGAAACACAGCACCGTTGATACGTTTAGTAAAATCAGGGTCATTCCAAAGTATCATTCCACCCCTGGGTCCACGTAGACCTTTATGTGTTGTTGTAGTCACAACGTCAGCATGTGGAAATGGACTTGGGTACTCGCCACCCACAATCAATCCTGAATAGTGGCTAACGTCTTCTACCAGTATAGCACCAACACTGGCTGCAATCTCCTCAAACCTAGCCCAGTCAATCACTTGACTGTAGGCACTGGCACCGGCAATGACCATCTTGGGATTTGTTTCCCATACTAGTTGTGCCACAG